TTTGACGACAAGTGACCTGTATTAAGAGTGTCAATAACATCACTTCCTGTTGCTGTATCCGCACTACTGTTTTTAATCCACACTAAATCATCTATATTGGTTTCCGCTGAAACAGGATTGTGTAGCTTGATATGTTCGTAAGTCTTAAAAAACGTACTTGTATCTGAACCCTGCTCTAAAGCACTACTACCTGAATATAAGATGGTATCACTATCAAAAACTAAATCATGTCCTGTTAGACAAACCACCCCCCAATAATCCCTATTGTAGCCATTCGTATCTGAGCCTGTATTTACCTTTCCATTTGTTGTTTGAAATATGATATTTCCTGCGAATCTGTTATAGCCATAAGACACTATCACAGGGTTTGTATTACCCTTCTGAGTCTGTAACTTCATTCCACTATAAGAGTCAGTTGACATTGCATCTTGATATGCCATCTTTAATGCTGAACCTGCTAATGCACTACCAACTAATGCTGTACCTATTCCTATAGCCATAGCTGATGCACTTAAACCCATCATGCCTAACGACATTCCGGCAGAAAAACTACCTGCACCTGCTAAAACATTACCGATACCCGGAGCGAATATTGCGAGTGCTAACCCTATTGTTGCTTTTGCGTTATCACCCATTATTCATCCTTAAAAGTAAACAGTCTTTATCAATCTTCTTATGGATAACACGACCTTTATCTTCTGACCAAACCCAATATGTAAACTTGTTAATTGCCACACCTACCGAGCATTTAGTAATAACAACATCATCTTTATCGGCACTATTTACTTCATGGCAAAATGACTCAAAAAACAAGTAGTGTTTCTTCTTTGCTAAAAACCTCTTTTCAAGGCTTACAAACTTATCCATATCTTTGTTCGTATATCCACCCCATGATTTAGGAATGTTATATTTAACAAGTAAATAGTTATAGACAATCGTAAAGCAATTGCTCTTTCTCTTTAAGTTACTATATGATTCAACAAGTTCCATAGTTATACCGGCTTCTTACCGCCCCAATAAATGTCACCTGTAACGGCATTAATAATCGTATTAAACTCATTTTGGTTGTATGTCCTTTTCGGGAACTTCTTATTCCAATGAATGAACTCTGTAGACAAAGTACCTCGTAACGCTTGTTCTGTTGCACTGAACTTATCAATAACACCCTGAAACAATAGGTACTCGTCAAACGCACCTGTAAACTCTGATTGACTGAAGTCTATTTGTGGATACGAAACTTCATTGTCATCTTTCACACTTGAAATTCCATACTCGTAAGTGTCACCGTCAAAGACCTCAGATGGTGGTGTAAATATAATCCTTCTTATTGAGCAGGCGTTATTTCTCCATTCTGCACTTAATGCCATCTTTGTTAATTCGCCATTGATATTATCAATTGACAAAGTAACGTTATTACTCTTCATTGATATATCCTCTGCTAGCTTATCAAAACTAACAGCTAATGGTGTGTATTCATTACCTGCATACTTAACAAAAATATCATGGTCTGTAAATCTTAGTGATTGGTCTACGGCATTTGTACTATCCAAATCACGCATAACGAACTCAAATAAATGAACAATTGCTATTGTGTCATTCTCTCTCGCGTTTGTACTAATAGTCCTCATTACACAACCTCTACAATATCTATTCTACATTTGTAGATATTACCTAATTGTCTATCGTACTTAAATGAATCTTGCAAGAAATGTGATGTATGCCTAACCGTGCTTGTACCTAGAGATGGTGAGCCTAATGCTCTAACGCCAAACTCTCCTAAGATACCTGCCTTCATTCGGTAGAATTTTAGCAACTCTAAAAAATCACTTTCTTGTAGCAACCACTTCATTCTCCATACTTTCTTTAGTCCGCCTCTATCCTTAATATGTCTAACTGACTTCCCTATATTGCTAAACATGGAATTACTTGAATAAGAATATTCAATCTCATAAGGATTTGCTGAAGCGCACATAACATCAAAAGACGAGTCTAAAGTTACTACCGGTGTGTATGTAGATGATTGTGAGAAGTGGTCTTGGTATCTGCTGTAATTAAAAAACACACTTGAAACTAGTGTAATTGTTCCATTAAATACTGATGGTGCTTTTCCTTTAAACTTGAAGTCTTTAAACGCCCACACACTTGAATTGATACCCATAACATCAGGTCTTAAATCGTGAATATCATCAGCATCTACAATAAACGTATTTGAATGGTTAGACTCATACGCACCTCTTAATACTTCAAACTGACTTATGGTCAATCCTGCATACTCAATAGTCATTTCAATACTTGGAATTGATTTATTTACAATCCTTTGAGTCTTGCCACCTTCGTACGGAATTATTGAGCCTTGCTTATGTGCTTCCTTAACTGATATTCTACTATGGTTGGCTAATATGGTGCTTGTGAGCGTATTCATTAAACCACCTGAGAGATAGTTTGTCTAACTGAGCCGTTACTCATCAATGATGAATTGATAATAGACTCAATTGTATCCTTGTGACCTACTAGGTAGGCATTGAAAGAAACTGCATCTATCGCTTGAACATTAAATGTTATCTCAGCATTAACATTCCTTACTTCACCTGTTGAAGCGTTTAGTTGACTATTAGGAGCAATATGTCCATTTCCTCTAGGAATAAACAACTCACTTCCCTGCTCTCCAACTATGTATGGTTTGTTTCCTGTTACTGAACCACCATGCGCCCTACCCGGAATCGTAGTTGCTAGGTTGTCGGATAAACTATTAGCACTACCTGCCCACCCTAGATTTCCGCTACTACCAACACCCATTCCTATACTGTTTAACAATGGTCGTAATACGTTAAGTTTAAAGAAGTGCATAAGAATATCTTTCATAAGACCTCTGATTGTTTCCTTAACATCACCTGCACCTGTAATCAAACTATCAAACGCACCCATAATTGCGCCCTCAATATCTTCAGCCATTTTCTTGAGTTCTTTTCCAATCTCGTTAGCCTTCATATTAGAAATAGCCTTATCAAACGCTTCTTGTAATGATTGAATAGCCATCTTTTCATCGCCTGCCAAGTCTGTATGTTCTTTGTACATATCAGAAATCTTATCTTTCTCAATTTGAAACGCCTGTTGTAATTGCTGTGTTTTTGTTAATTCTATGCCAACACCTTTAACTGCATCTTTGTACTTCCTAACAATTCTAGCGCTCTCTAATATTTTATCTGCCTTTACTCCTAGTGCATCTAATCGTTTCTGTTCTGCTGTTTCTGCATCAGTCATTCCTGAATACCTATTACCCGTCCATTCGACTGATGTCATGCCTAACTTAACTGATTCTGCGTGCATTTGTTCGCCTAATAGGTTGATACGAAGTCTAATGTTTCTCATTCTTTTCTTTTCAGAATCAGTTAAAGCATCTGTTTTCGCAATTAAGGATTGTAATTGTTTTATCTGAACGTCTTGTTTATCTCGTAAACCGTTTAACTCTCTCATCTCAAAACCCTTAACACCTCTTCTAATGAACTTAACAGTATCGCCAATACCGATAATAATATCTTTAATAGCGCCACCTAATGCTTTAGCCGCCTCTAAGGTTTCAGGGTCTTTTAAGAAAGCTGTTAATTCTACAACATCACCTTTAACTTCACCAAACACACCCTCTTTCATAAATGCTAATGACAAAGCATCCCACGCATCGCCCATCATTGATACTTGACCGTCAAAGGTTTGTGCAAACTGTTTAGTCGCACCTACTGCATTTGTAGTGGCATCATTCCACATTGCATTAAGTCGCTTTTTAGTTTCTTCTGCTGAAACCTTAACACCTGCTTCAAACCCTAAGAATGATGCAACACCACGTTCACGGAATAAGTCGGCACTTGCCATACCACTTGCCATCGCTCTCTGTAGTTGTTCTGCTGTTTTAACAAAATCAAGACCTGAAACAACGGCAATATCACCTGTCATCTCAAGTAAGGCATTTAGTTTTCCAACGTCTTTTTCTACTGTTAATAGTAGTGGTGATGCTTTCTGAATGTCCTTCAAAGCAAAGGGTGCTTCGGCGGCGAACTTGGTCATTGTCTTAAACGCAATACCGGCTTTATGTGCAGAGCCTGTAATGAACTTGAGTCGTACTTGCAATCCTTCTAATGAAGAAGCATAGTTCAATGCAGACTTTATGACCATGCCTGCACCCAATCCTACTAGCGCACCTTTAAGAGAGAAGATTGCTTTCTTTGCACCACGCGCAGTTCTACCAATACCACTGATAGCTTTGCTCGCTTTTTGTGAACCTAGTATTGCCCCTTTCGGGTCAACTCTAACACCTAGTACGGACTCTTGATTAATTGCCATTCTCTTCTTCCTCTAACTGAAAATAGGCAATCCATCCGTGAAACTCCTCAACCGTTAATTGCTCTATTTCAGCAACGGTCTTGTGTAAGCGATTCGCAAGTGCATACTTTGCGTGTAACTCGGAATCGCCCTTTAGTTTCCCGTCATATCCTCAACGGACTGACTAACTGAAATGTCGCCTACTATTCTAGTAATTACATTAGGGTCTGTCTTGTTCATTAGCTTAACTTTATCTGAGATGTCAAACATCTTAGAACCGTCTTTAGCTAATGCCTTCATAATCAGCGTTCTTATCATAAACTCAATGTCATCTTCTTTGGCGTGTTTCCAAAGTTGCTTCTTTTCGTTCATAGTAAAAGGCGCTGAATAGATAACAGTATCCCACTCCGGCACATCTATAGTCTTTGTTTCAAGACTATCAAAATGTGCAATAGCGTTATCTAATACACCCATTACGACACAGCGCCCCATTTAACAGCAACTTTATCACTACCGTCTACGGTTGTACCATCACATTCAAAACTAATTGAAGTTTCTACCATGCCATCTAATGAAGTTGATACACCCTTCTCAGTAATAACAACGTTAGTTGTTGCGTATGTATCCCCTGCTGTAACACCTTCAGGGTACAAGTTCAATGTAACTGTAGAACCGGCTGTTAATGCACCTTGACCACTAGTGTCAGTTTCATCCCAAAAAGCAGTCATAGAACCACTTGCTGATGTTAAACCTGCAATCTTAGTTCTAGCGTTATCGCCTAATGTTGTTGTTTCAATAGTGTCTGCCGATTCTGACAAACTCCAATCTTTAATTTCTGCAATAGTGTTAGAACCTACTTTTGCAAAGCCTTCGCTACCTTTATGATTTGCCATCTTTTTTCTCCTGAGTTGACTTC